TGCTACAACTAAAACAACAGCAGGAGATGCAACAGTATCTTTGCCTTTTGATTTTGTGTCTATGAAAGATTTACATATACAAGGTAACCCAACACAGACAGTTAAATTTTTATCTACAAGCAATTTTTTTAGAAATGCACAAACAGCAATTTCTGGATTGCCTGACCGATACACACTACTTGGTTCAGAGTTTCAATTTGCTCCAATCCCTGATAGTGTTTACACATTACAAATGGTTTATTTCCATAGACCACCATATTTAAGTGATACTAATTCATCTAACCTTTGGTTAGCTAACACACCTGATTTGTTGCTATATGCATCACTAGGTGAAGCAGAACCATATTTGATGAATGATGAAAGAATTAACACATGGGCAAGTATGTATGACAGAGCAGTCACAGCTCTACGCAAGAGTGATGATGAATCTGAATACCCAGCTCAACCACTTACTATAACAAACTCTTTAAGGTAAATAAAATGTCAGAATTTAGTAATTATTCAGAAAATTTAGTAATAAATGTATTATTGAGAGCAGCATCTCATACAGGGGCAACTACTATTTATGTTGGTTTATATACATCAGACCCTACAGATGGCAATACTGGTGATGAACTTCCATTTGCTAATGCTTATGCTAGAACAGCTGTTTCTTTTGTTGCTCCAGTTGATGGTGTTTCGTCTAACATTGATGCAATAGAGTTTCCACAAGCAACAGGAAATTGGGGTACAGTAGGATGGATAGGGATTCTTGATGCAGCTACAAGTGGTGATTTAATTGCCCATTCACCATTAGATGTTAGTAAAACTATTGATACAGGCGATATATTTAAGATTGCAACAGGTAATCTTACAATAACAGTATCTTAATTAGATAAATTAGAGGAAAAGTAATATGTCAACAATAGTATTAAGGTCAGTTAAAGGCTCTCCACTTACCCATAATGAGGTAGATGATAATTTTAATAATTTAAATGTAGATAAAATACAAAGTGGTGATACTGTTGCAGCTTTAACAATTACATCTCTTGTAACTACTAATGATGCAACTATCAACGGAGTTACTGTTGGTAAAGGTCTTGCTAGTGGCTCTCTAAACACAGCATTAGGTGTTAATGCTATGAACGCTATTACATCAGGTAACGCTAATACTGGGCTTGGTAATGAAGCACTAGGAGCAGCAACCACAGGAGGTAACAATACAGCAGTAGGTTCTTTCTCACTTGGAGCTGCAACACTTACAGGTTCTGAAAATACTTCAGTAGGTTCTTCTGCTTTAAGAAATACTACTTCTGGTGCTAACAATGTAGCAGTAGGATATTTAGCTTTAAATGCTAATACCACAGGTACTAATAATGTAGCAATTGGACATAATGCAGGAAAAAGTAATATTTCAGGTGGTGTTAATGTATTTGTAGGTAGAAATGCAGGTGATGCAAATACTACAGGCGAAAACAATACAGCTATAGGTAATAGTGCTTTAGGTGCAAATACTACAGCTTCAAACAATACTGCTTTAGGTTCAAGTGCTTTACTTGCAAATACTGTAGGTAGAGAAAACGTAGCTGTGGGTAAAGATGGTTTAGTTACTAATACAACAGCTAGTTATAGCACAGCAGTAGGTTATCAAGCTCTTTATACTAATAATGGAACAACTAACACAGCAGTAGGTCACAGTGCTTTATTTAATAACACTTCAGCAACTTCAAACGTAGCTATTGGGTCTGCTGCTTTATATTCAAACACAACAGCATCTAACAACACTGCCGTAGGTACAAATTCTTTATTAGCTAATACTGAAGGTTTTAAAAATACTGCTATAGGTCAAGGTGCTTTAGAAGATAATACAACAGGTGATAACCTTACTGCTATAGGTCAAGGTGCTTTAGGAGATAATACTACTGCCAATAATAATACTGCTGTAGGCAAATCTGCTCTGCGTGTAAACACCACAGGAACACAAAACACAGCTGTTGGTTCTTTTTCATTAGTTACTAACACAATAGGAGCTAACAATACAGCAGTAGGTTTTCAAGCACTGCTTGATAATAGCACAGGTGATTTTAATGTAGCATTAGGTAAAAATGCTCTTTATGCAAATACTTCAGCAAGTTTTAATACAGCTATAGGAACAAATACTTTACAGGCTAATTTAACAGGTAGTAGTAATGTAGGTGTAGGTCACAGTGTTTTATTTAGAAATACTACAGGAGATAACAACACAGGACTTGGTCAAAGTAGTCTGTTAGATAATACAACAGGTAGTAGTCTTACAGCTGTGGGCAAAAATGCTTTACTAGCTAACACGATTGGAATTCAAAATACAGCAGTAGGTAATAATGCTTTAGCAGCTAATTTATCTGCAGATTACAACACAGCAGTTGGTTCTAGTGCTTTACTAGTCAACACCACTGGAACTCAAAATGTAGCAGTTGGTACTAGTGCTTTAGCTACTAATAATGGAACTTCAAATGTTGCAATAGGTATAAGTGCTTCATTAAATAATACATCAGGGGGTAACAATACAGCTGTTGGTGCAAATGTTTTACGCACAAATACAACGGGTACAGATAATGTTGCTGTTGGCTATAATGCTTTATATACAAATAATGCAATTTATAACACAGCGTTAGGTGCTCAAGCTTTACAAGCTAATACAACTGCGGCTCAAAACACAGCAGTAGGCAGGGCTGCTTTACTTCAAAATACAACAGGTCAATATAATACTTCTATAGGTTACAATGCTCTTGGTGAATTAACTACAGGACAACAAAACACTGCTATTGGTAGACTTGCAGGGAGTGCTTCTACTACAGGCAATTACAATACATTTTTGGGCTATTTTGCAAGACCATCATCAGCAGGTCAAGATAGTACTAATGTTATTGGGCATAGTGTAGTAGGAGCGGCTGGATATACTACTCTTGGTATAGGTAATTCCGAAATTCGTGCACTTCATGGCAATACAACATGGGCAGCTGTATCAGATAGACGATATAAAAAAGACATTAAAGATTCAACAGCAGGACTTAAATTTGTTAATGACTTAAAACCACGAACTTTTAAATACAAAAATAAAGGTGACTTACCTACTACTTTTAGAGCTTATGAAAAAGATTCAGATACAGTTTATAAAGATTCAAAAACTCAACATGGTTTTATAGCTCAAGAAGTTAAAGATGCTATTGATGCAAACCCTGAAATTAAAGATGGATTTAAAATGTGGGATAGTCGTGATGATGGCTCTCAAGAAGTTGCAGAATCAGCAGTTATTCCAGTTTTAGTAAAAGCAATACAAGAACTCTCTACAAAAGTAGAGGAATTACAAACTGAAATTAAAACTTTGAAAGGAAACTAAAATGACTGACCAAATTACAACAGCAGATATAAAAACAGCAGAAGCAATAGCACAAGACTATTCTGCAATGCTAGATTCTGTAAACTTAATTGATAAGATGAAAAATAACCCACCTAAAGATATGATGACTGACGAAGAAATAGCAGATTGTATCTCTAGGAATGTAGAACATCTTGAAATTATGTTAACACGAGACTACTGGACAGATGAGGATATGACAGCAGTAAATGCAGCAATCGTTGAATAATTTTAACTAACTAAAGGAAAACATAATGGCAAAAAATAAACAAGAAACCATTAAAACAAATATTAAAATAGATGATGTTGATTATCAATATGAAGATATGAAGCCAGAGCAACAAACAATGGTTAACCATATTGCTGATTTAGATAAAAAGCTTAATGGCATAAAATTTAATGCTGACCAACTGCAAGTTGGCAAGGATGCTTTTGTAAATATGTTAAAAACATCTTTAACATCTACAGAAGAAAAAGAAGTACAACAATAATTACTAGGAGTAATCAATGAGTGGTGCAAATTATGTTGATTACGATTATTGGGATTATGGCTACTGTGTAGGCGATATAAGAGCTATTGAGTTTGGTTCAGCAGATATTAATGCCAGTGTATCGTTAACAATAAATGGTGGAGTTGTTTATAGTTCAGAAGCAGCCATTACAGTCACTGGAACTGTTTCTGCTAATGGAGCAAGAG